ACCACAACTTCGCCACACGTTCATGGTTTTCGTATGCGTCACCATAATCCTTGGCTCTCGGACCGTTGACCAGGTTCTTTGCTTCATCTAATAGCTCGTCACGTTTCATCATTTTCTCCTCGTAACCAATCACGAACCTTATCTGTGTCAAAATAAGAGTCTCTCGTAGGAGAAGGTAGTCGTTTAGGAAATCCTCTTTCTTTAACCCACAGCTTAATGCTATCTCGGGAACAATTAAGTTCTTCGCATAATTCTTTCATGCTAATTACATTTAGTTTAGTTGTTTTCATATCCCATACCTATATCTTGCTGGTGAATCTACTATATGCAGGTTGTGCCGTGCTCTTGTTATGCCTGTATAAAATACACGATGCTCATCGTCCTGATCAGGGTTGTTGACCGCTGGAAACGATGACTCGGTTAAAAGCATCACGTTATCATCCTCGCCGCCCTTCATCCGGTGGATAGTGGACAAGGCTATACGAGGCTTCAAAAGATCCTCGCCNCGCCTTCTGATTGCAGCGACATATGTAATATCCTCTCTGGACATGTTCACAACCGTTTCTGGTCGTGTGTCTATCGAGGCCAGCAATCCATGGTGGGCAACAAGTTCTTCGTACCCATACAATCCCTCTGGATCTACTGTGTCAAAAGTCTTCTTGGCTCCACGTTTGAGCAACGCCTTTTCACCCTGCTTGGGCATCAGGTCATACATCTCTCTCAGACTGCCGATACTTACCTGCTTGCCATCCGCCAGCAAACTCCATGTATCCATGCCCTGTAGATATGCTGGGTTCAAACTTGGTCTGCCAAACCGCTCAAACAGATAACCGTCATCACGCAACTGGTTGTGAATAAAGTTCAAGGATCTGTTGGTTCTAGCCATAATAGTCCACGAACCTTCATCAATATTCACATCATACCAATTCATGTGAAAATCTACCAAGCCATCTTCATCTCTNGGCTTCCAGTCNTTGTGCTGCCTGTACCCTATCCGCTTTACCACCTTGTTAGCTAGATGATACACGGCTCTTGGTACACGGTAACTCTGGTTTAAGATCTGCTTGTTCTTGGAGGCATTCATAAAACTNCTAATGTCCACACCGTTCCAGCGGTGGATGCACTGATCGTCATCGCCTGCATACCAGACTCGGCTGGCATTCTCTTTCAATANAAGAACCTGCTTCCATTGTAGGGGCGTAAGATCCTGCGCTTCGTCCACGATCAGAACATCAAGCGTGGGGGCTGTCCCCTGATCCACGAACATCTGAACCATATCGGTATAGTCAACCTTGTTAAGGTCGCTCTTATATATGGCGTACACTTCGTTCACACGTTTGAGCATTGACCAATGCAATGTGTAATCGCCTTTGTCATTGTACTCCTGATCCATTGTAATACAGCGCAGCTTGGCGCGGCTGATTATCTCAAGGTAGCGATTGCCCTCCTTGGCGGACAACGGAACAAGACCTTCTTCCAATGCTTCGGCAGTGCTAGTGTCAAACTGCATGCCCAGAGCCTGACCCAGTTTTCTAAAATCTGCTGGCTGAATCGTGTCGCGCTTATCCATACCCAACCAGTTGAAGCCAATCGAATGTAGCGTCTTGAACCACGGTACATCTCTTTCTGTAAGACCTAGTTCTTTGCCCACACGATCTCGTGCCTCTTCAATAGACTTACGAGAAAAAGACACAAACCCTATACGATCTGGCGGCGTACCACGGTTCAGTTCGTCACGCACAATGTTAATCATCGTATGTGTCTTGCCGCATCCAGGTGGCCCAAAAATCAAAGTTTCTTCAGGCATCTTCACTCTCACGAGGGCGAGAGTCTAGCCACTCTTGAACCTCCATCATGCTCCAGCGCGATACACTGACCTTACCATCAGACTTATGCGCTCCAAAAATAACAGGCTTTGGAAAATGCCCCTCTTTAACCCACCCATAGATTGTAGACCTAGAGACTCCCAGCATCTCTGAAATGTCCCCAACCTTGACATAGGAAGGTAGTTTAGAACGGGATGTCATTAAACTTCTCCTTTGTTGGTAACTCAATTTCATTTATTTCAAACTCTGGCACATGCCATACACGCAGGTTCTTCCACTGGCCTGTATCATCATCCTTCAACTTGTAGATGCTGTTACACTCCTGCCCACCATTTAAGTCCTTCAACCGCTCCTGTATCTGTGGTCTTTTGTATTCGTTGAAACCACGGTTGCGTAGGAACTCCATAAGTCCTTTCAGCGTAAACAAAGTCATGTCGTTCTCTGTCCAAGGCTTACCCATAACCATTTCTTCGGGTGACCGTGCCCTGATCCGACTGGTACAGAATATCTCAAGCAGTTCCTCAAACTGTCCCTTGAAGGTCAGTTCCTTTGGAACCTCGATAGCTGTNGCATTCTGTAACATNTTGTTAACCACAATCTGCCAGTCTGATGCTTTGAGNAGTGGTGGCATGGAGTCTATCTGTTCCATGCATGCACGTTGAAACTGCAACGGCATCTGCAATTGTTCAGTGGTCAGTTCTAAACGCTTGCCATCTACATCCATAAAGTAAAGCCTAGGCTCGGACTTCAATACCGTAAGACCACCGATAACAGGCATGGAGTCGTTCTTGCCGATCCCGAACTTGGCTTGCCTACAAGCAGACTTATCGCAATGGCTGCCCATGGGTTCTTCTTTACAAAGATAACCATAGTCCTTCTTCTCATGCCCATTTTGAATTGAAACTACTTCACTAGCTGGCAGGGATGGCTTGCAATATTTCTGGTTCCACTTTTCTAAAGTGGCTTTCCAATTATCCGGGTACATCATCTTGGCGGTTACTGCCGCATGAAACATAACCCTGTTCCTTGTGCCATCAGGCACAGAGGTGGCAAACATTATCCGCAAACATGGAGGCATGCTTTGCAGTTCGGAGTCTTCATCCACAAACTGTAACTGCCGCAGCTTTTCTAGCGTGGTGCTTTGCTTCTCAACCATGGTCAAGAAACCTTCAAAGTCCACCTCTTCGCCCTTATCATCTATGGCATAGCGCAAGGTATTCTTCTGATCAAAGTATGGCAGATTAATAAAGTTACCAACATCACCGCGCTCGGCAAGAATCTTGTCCTGCTTTGGGAACACTTCACAGCCCCCGAACCCTAGTACCGCAGCAAACTCGGTCAGATGATCCCTCATATCAGTTGCACTAATCCAGTCCTTGGTAAACAAGAACAAGTGTGCACCTCCAGATTTAGAACGGCAAACAACTACAGGTATTTTAAAACGGCGGCACTTCTTCAAGATTGCTAGATGGTCAATCGGATATGTATCAATATCTAATGCACCAAACTTGCACATGTTCTTGTCGTTAATCGGTATAGAACCTATACCGTGCTTGCCCTCAAGATGACCTAACACAAGTTCTTTGGTTAGTGGCTCTCGGACAATGAAACTCTTTGCCTCTGTCTTACCGTTTCGTCTTGTGCTTCCTACTGTTGTCTGACCGTGTGCAACGCTTGACCCTTCAAACGCCGCCATGAAACGGTCCGCTAATTTCATTGTATACTCCGTGAAAGAAGGGGAGACTTGCGCCTCCCCTCAAGGTCAATCTAGAAAGGTACGTCATCATCCGTTAATGGAGTACTGGCTTTCTTAGCATTGGCTGGCACTTCTTCTTTTGCCGCCTTTGCTTCACCCTTCACAATTGATTCACGAAATGCTTTAGCCTCATTGAAAAGACTNTTCTTCNGGACAAACCCGACCTTCTCAACAGACCAGTTGTACCAAGAGCGCAGCGAACCCTCGACAGTCTTTGACTCTTCGACTACTGCCAACTTCCACATGGTAGCAAACAGAGCCGGTGTCTTCATCTCATCAGTCGTTGGGTGCTTGACCTTCTGCATCGCAATCTGTGTTTTCCAACGCCGACTGACCTTTAGACCAGTTGACTTGAAGTCTACAATCGCTTTCTCATACATGCCATCGTCACCAACAACCAAACAAAAATGCTGATCTGTCTTAATTACCTCATTGCCGTTGGGTAAAAACTCTTTGGCTCCAACCCGCTCTGTTTGATTAAGACGCGGATCGTTGACTGGCACTAGACCCAAGAATCCACCACCTTGATCTTCTGGTGAGAACTCTGGATAGTTCGTAGTTTGATAACACGGAATAACTGTAATCCCTTTTTCACCATCCCAGATCTGACCGGAGACAGTGTTAAACACATCCCCTTGTTTTAGATCTGCTAGGTATTTGGCATCACTCTTTTTAAGTTGCGGTGATGTACCTTGAGCAAGACGTATAAATGGTATCTCCAGTTCGGTGGAGTCATATTCCACACCTTCACCAGAAGTTGCCATGATATCGTCCATTATTTCGGCTGGCAGACCAGCCTCTTCTTTTTTTGCTATTTCATTAGCCATCTAACTATTTCCTTTTCACTTCAGC